TTTCTAACAGAACAAAAGGTCATCCCCTTTTTAACTACCCCTATTTAGACCCTTCAAAGTACTACACGTACTTCGATGATTTCTTTGAGTACCACTCTGGTATCTATACCATCACCACCACTGAAGCTGGTTCTGGTAATGCCTCTGAGGCAATCACCTCTGGTGCAGGTGGTCAACTCTTGATCACCAACGATGATGCAGACAATGATCTGGACTTCTTCCAGCTGAAGGGTGAGTCTTTCAAGTGGGATTCTAGCAAGAGAATGTTCTTCTCTGCTCGGTTTAAAACCAATGACGCAACGCAGTCAGAAATTGTCATGGGTCTTCAGATCACTGATACGACTCCTCTTGATGTCACAGACGGTATTTTCTTCCTTAAAGTTGATGCGGATACAAAGCCTGATCTTATCATTGAGAAGGACAACACTTCTACTCTGAGCATTCTAGAGATGGATGCAATGGAAGATGACACGTTTGTCACGCTTTCGTTTGAGTACGATCCGCTGGATGTTTCCACGGGTGGCGCTGTCTTCCGCGCTTATCAAGATGACGTACAGGTTGGTGAAATCACTGGCACAACCAATGCTCCTGATGATGAAGACCTGACGATCTCGTTTGGTATTCAGAATGGTGAAGCATCTGCTAAGACCTTGACCATTGACTTTATCCTTGTAGCGGTGGAAAGATAAGCCACTACCTTGGAAAGTTACAAATATTGATCTATAATAGGGGAAGTATCTTACATGGGTCTTCCCCTATTTTTTTAGGAGATAATTGAATGAGCACTACCCTTAGAATAGCGCAGGTAGAAAGTGGTGGAGGAGGTAACGGTCTCTTTGTAGATACTATTACAAGCACCACTATATCTGATACTAGAATTAGACTGTACACCTACGCTGTCACCGCTGCCTCTGAACTGGTAATTGGAGATAGTGCAGGACCTGTTATTAAACAACCAGTCCTTGCAGCTAACACAGGTGATAACGTATATATTGGAGATGATGGTGTCAGGTGTAATGGTAATGTATCTCTGGCGGGTTCAAGCAACGCTGGTAAAGTTTACATTTACTATGGCTAACGCTGATGAACTATATCACACTTGTCAGTGCAGTAATAGCAGCTTCGGAGAACGATGGACCTGAATTTGTAGGTGCTCTGCCTGATATGGTGCAGAGAGCGCAAGACCGTATGATGAATGATCTAGATGATCAGGGTCTTGTATCTTACTCCAGTGTAGCAGTCTCTGCTGGTACAGCTGAAGTCTCTGTACCCTCTGGTGGAGAGATTATCAAGACCTTTGCCATAGAGGCAGGTGGAGCAAAGACACAGCTTAGAATTAGACCCTACGAGTATCTTATAGATTACTGGCCTGTCTCTGCCTCCACAGGTACACCCAGATACTATGGGTTTAAAACCAATACACAGATTCGCGTGGCACCTACACCCTCTGCCACCATAGACTCTGAGATTGGGTTTATTGCAGAGATTTCTGCTATCACAAGTGATAACCCAACTAATTACTTTACAGACAATTGTGAAAATGCACTCTTCTTTGCTACAATGGTAGAAGCTTCTATGTTTATGAAAAGCTTTAACACTGTTCAGTACTTTCAACAAGAGTATACCACTGAGGTAGATAGGCTGAGAAACAGGGCAAGAAGAAGCAGACAAGATGATATGCAACCTAACACAAGCCCAGCAGGTGGGCCTAATACACTTGTGGCAGGGAGTAACTAGATGGGAAAGAAGAAGAAGTTTCAAAATGGGGGGAGAGCTACACCTTATAATCCTGTACTAGGCCTGACAAATCCTGAAGAAGCTGAAAGACAAAGAATAGCAGGTAATAAAGCTGCCAGAAAAAGAAGAATGCCTACAAAAGAACAGGATAGGTACTGGTGGTCAGGACTTACAGAACCTGTTGACGAGGTTCTTAGAAAATCATTAGGTCCTGCTGCAAAACCTGTAGAAGGATTGCTAGATTTCTTCACTCCTGCCAGAAGTATAGCAGAAGTTGCTAATAAACCTACAGCAGGAAATATAATAGACGCAGCTGCAGATACTGCTGCAACCGCTGCAGGACTAAAGGCACTTGCTGCACCAACAAAAGTAGCACAGAAAGTAAATAGGACAATTCCAACACCCCCCGGAGGAAGTGACATGAGTAAATTTAAAGTAGCTAAAAGTTTATTTGGAAAAGCTGTAGACGCACTTAAAGGAGACGGTAAAAATAAATTTAGTCCTAGTGGTGCTTCTGCTTCTAATAGAACACCTACACCACCTAAACCTAAAACACCTAAAACACCTAAAACTGCTACGTCTCCTACCTCTGCACCTATGCCTAAAAAACCAGTGACGCCTAAAGTAAATAAACCTAAGACTCCACCTAAGACACCTAAAGCTGAAACACCTAAGAAACCTACCAGTGGTAAATCTACACCTAAAAGAGTTGTAGATGTTTTAAAAACTGCAGCAGGTAGAGGCACACCGGGAGCGCGTAGCAGGGTAGATCAAACAGTTAGTAAACTAGAAGAGAAAGTAGGTTTAGGTAAACAAGGTCAAAGAAGAGGTGTTAGTAAAAGAGATCAAGAGATAGCTAAAAATGTACGCAACGTAGCTTCCACAACTGCAAAAATAGGAACAGGTACAGGTTTAGGTTATGGAGCTAAAACTTTATATGATTCTATTGAAAATAGACCTAACAATAAAAATATAAATACCACTAAAGCTAACAAAAACAAAGCTCCTTTTGTAGAAGGTTATGATATGGATATGGATGATTTTGATTCTCCTAAACCATCTTATCCTAGACCTCCTAAAGCTGCAGCTAAACCTGCTAAAGCTGCTAAACAAGCAGACGATGGCTACAAATTTTATGGTAAAGAAGACAGTGGTCTAGGAGACTTCTCTAGAAAGTTTGGGATTAAATATGCTACTCAAGAGCAGTATGACAAAGACTTTGATACCCATGATGGAGAGAAGAGAGGTGGTAGACCGGGCAAAGGTAAGATGAAGACCCAAGGTCTCAACCGTTCCAAGCGCAGCGGTTTCTCCGGTAGAGGAACAGGCGCAGCATTGAGAGGATTTTAATTATGGCTAATTTTTCTACTAAACCAAGAGGTTATGTTAAAACAGGTAAGGTAAGTGATAAACATAATCTTGGAAGAATGCCTAACACAAAAGAAAAAAGAGGGCCGCTCCTAAGACGTAATATGCCTGCTAGAGTGGCCATTGCTAAACAAGAGGATGATACTACTGATGATCCAAAATCTATGTTTGCAAATGATCCACGCGGTAAAGGTTTGATCTATCACCAAAAGCCTCAACATAGACTTCCCGGAGAACAGTCTTTAAAAGAGTCAACTCTAAGGGTACAGCTAACACCTGATTTATATGAAGGGAAGACTGGTAAGAAAAAAGCTCTTGAAAGAATGGAAGATGAGCGTAGAGACAGTGTAATAAGAGCAGGTGATGAGGCTAGAAAAAAAAGACTAGAGAACCAAAAAGGACTAAAAAAAGGTGGTAGAGCGGGAAAAGGTAAAACGAAGACCCAAGGTATTAATCGTTCCAAACGTACAGGTTTCTTAGGTAGAGGAACAGGCGTAGCACTGAGAGGATTTTAATTATGGGAATGAATCAAATGAGTTCTAAAAAAAGAGTTATGAAACGTGCAAAGGGAGGTTCTCTTAAAGAAGATAAAAACCCTCCTGTGTCTACAAAAATGTTAAATGAGATTGTAGGCAGAGCCACAGGACAAGGTTACGGTGCTGCAAGAAAAGGCGGCAATCTTGTCTGAGGATCAAAAAAAAGTAGTGTGTTCTAATCCCTCTTGTGAATGCACAGGCTGTGAAAACTGTTCCTGTTCTACAGAAGAAGGAGGGTGTACCTGTAAACAATTAGATACAGAATAGAAAGGATATAAATGGTGGAAGACTTCAGTGTGTTTCAAGCAGTTTCAGACTACGGACTTGCCATAGTTGCCACCATAGGAGCAGGTGCAGCAGCTTGGAAACTTTTACACTATCTCCTAAGAGATGTCACAGCAGCACTGAGCCATCAAGATGAGATTATTATTTCTCTTATTGACAAGAGTAACAGAGTAGAAACTTTAGTGCAGAGAATAGACTCTAAGCTAGACACAGTGTTACATCAAAGTTCAGAGCCTATTTTAAAAGAAGACAAGGGAAGGTATAGGTCCTAATGGCTTTTGAAAAATATGACCTCACTATAAAACCTTTTGGAGCAAAGAAGGTTAAGGTAACGCAGGAGCTACCTTCTGGTAGAAGGATTCCGTATATGAAATCTAAACCTCTACAAGCAGGGGGCAAGGTGGGAATCTCTACTGATAAACCTGCATGGATGAGGAACAGGTAAGGAACTGATATGGCAGTTGCAACTACATCAGACTTTGATACCACCTTCTTTATAGACGAGGTGATAGAAGAAGCGTTTGCCATGATAGGTGGTGAACCAGAGCTAGGTAATGATGGCATCACTGCCAGACGTTCTCTTAATCTTCTTCTCACTGATTGGCAGAACAGAGGTGTGCTGCTCTGGGGAACAGACCTAGCGTCCACCACTCTGACCACAGGTACAGCAGAGTATACACTAGATAGTTCTACAGTGGATGTTCTCAGTGGTTATATCAGAAGGTCCTCTAACTCTAATGATTTTCAAATGACACGTATTCCTTATGAAGAATACGAGGCTATCACAGATAAAACAACATCAGGGCGTCCTACACAGTTTGCCACGCTCAAGGGCAGAGACGCAATGAAGGTATACTTCTTCCCTGTTCCTGACTCTACAGACACTTATACCTTTAGGCATTATAGAATGAAGCGTCTGAAAGATGTTAATAAGAGTGCACTAGAAAATGCAGATGTACCTTTCAGATTTCTTCCTTGCCTTACAGCAGGTCTTGCCTACTATCTTAGTTTTAAAAGACCAAATATCCCCATGGACCGTATTACACTCCTTCAAGCTAACTATGAAAAGCTTTTGGAGAACGCCATGGAAGCTGATAAGGAACGTGTAAGTCTGTTTATCAACCCTAGATTAGGGAGTGTTTAATGACTATCAACAGATCAAACTCACCTGAACAGCTTGTAGGTGGGCAGAAAAAATTAGACGTAGACAAAGATGGTCAGCTAGAAGCTTCTGACTTTGCTGCTCTCCGTAAAGGTGAGAAGACAGTTGCAAAGATGGCGCATGGAGGCAGAGTAATTCTCAAACCTCTGATGAGAAATCGTGGGTAAGCTTTGCCCCAGAGGTAAGGCAGCTGCCAAGCGTAAGTTTGATGTCTACCCATCAGCTTACGCTAATATGTATGCTTCTGCTGTTTGTTCTGGTAAGGTTACCCCCGGTGGTAAGAAAGAAAAAAAAGGTAAGAAGAAAAAACTTGTAGGAGCTAAAACAGGAGGTGGTCTTAGAAAGTGGGTAAGTGAGCAATGGGTAGACATAGGTGCTCCTAAGAAAGACGGTAAGTTTCAACCCTGTGGTAGAAAGTCTGCCAAGGGTTCTAAAAGAAAGTATCCCAAGTGCGTTCCGCTGGCCAAGGCAAAGCGTATGACAGCTGGGCAGAAGAAATCTGCTGTGCAAAGAAAGAGATCAGTCAAGCAGGGTGTAGGTGGTAAACCCACCAATGTTAAGACCTTTGCAAGAAAGAAGAAAAGCTAATGGCTGAGAAGAAGAGAAAGTCCACTGGTAAAGGAATGAAGGGCCACACCATCAAGGGTGGACACAAGCGTCCCACCAAGTCTGGTGCTGGCATGACAAAGAAAGGCGTAGCAAAGTACCGTAGAGAGAACCCGGGAAGTAAGCTTAAAACAGCTGTGACTGAATCTAAACCTAC